TTGTCCAAATGACATAAGACCATTTGTGCTGTAATATATTTTATTGTAGTTAGTATTTCCTAACTGAAGACTGAATGGAAGAGTCATTGGAAAAGATCCATCATCATCTCCAGTAACTGTAGACATATTGCATACAAGCGGAGTGTTTGCCTGGGTTGCTGGCAGAATCAAAAACATCATTGTAGCAGATATTATTGGAATTAATAGTAGGTAGGAAAGAATTTTCTTCAATTTTTCAGTTGTACTCCTTGTTAAACATCTCTTAATGTTTAACTAATTAATTATATCATTGGACTAATTAATGGTTGTTTCAGGAATAAAATCTGAGAAATCTTGTGGGTAATCTCCACCTGGAGTCCACATTTTAAATTGTCTTATGTCAGAGTTATATGTTTTACTTCCACCAGTAATTCTAATTTGAACTACAACAGGATGTTTTGTTACAATGTTCCAACAGTTAGAAGCTACAAATTCACTTCCTGGCTTTTCAGTAAAGAAATATGTGTTAGTGGCACTTGGATCATTTGGACCTGGAACTATTCTAGTGATTCTTAATTTAATATAGGATGGTTTTTTCTTGCCTTTTGTATCAATACCAGCCTGATAACAAAATAGGGATCTTTTTCCATTACCTTGGATCTCTGTCTTGCCACCCTTAAACTTTAATGTGGTCCATTTGCCTTTTGGAATAACCTGAATTTCTGTGGACTTATATCTAACAGAATCTGAGGCACTTGCTGGTGTTGCTTGAGCAAAAACTAATAGCACCGAAAATATAGAGGCAAGAAACTTTTTGTGCATCTAACTAGTTTATCAGACATACGGTTAAATTTCAGGATTTTCAATAGCCTCGTATTCAAATCCTAGTTTATCATATGTAATAAAGTCTTCATTCATAACAATTTCATCGTACTCTATGCCGTTTGTGAAATATTTCACACGAGAAGAATGGGCACCAAATGAAACTAATTCAGCCGTTACCTGCTCTTCAATCATCCATATGAGCCTGTGAAACATTACTGTGTGCCTCTTGGAGGGTCTCCAGCTACACCGTCAAAAAAGCATTTAGCTCCAAACGATTCAATAGCCAATCTTACTGTGTGCAAGTAATTCATTACCTCTAACTGTTTAGCTTCAGACAACGACATAATTTGATTCTCATACAAACGTATACCAACGTATCCTGGATAATCTGCCCTAGATGTAATATCTACAACAATATCTTTTGGTGGCTTTACTGCATGAATAGCAGTACCCATTTCTTTAGTATACTTCATCGTCAGTTCCTACTGCTGCCAGTAATTCCTTCCAGATTTCTGGAGTCTTATGTGCATTTTTAATTGCATTAATTTCTCCATCAACTAAGTATACACCACCCCACACTCCCCATTCACCATTGGTCGTGCCATGATTAAAGCAATCTATAATTACTGGACAGGTAAGACAGATATTGTCTACAACAACAGCCACAGCCTGATCTTCTTCGTATTTTTCAAAGAAGTAATCTTTATCTGTTGCCCTGCAATTAGCTTTTACTACCCACTCTTCATCTAACATATTTTTTAGGAACCTCCCAGCCCTTTTCTGTAAGCTGGTAGGTTTTTACAAACGCCCAATTTCCATCAATAATCTTTCCTTCTTTATTAAACTCTGCATTGTGGCTAGGGGTTATTTCAAGGATGTCCCAGCCTTCCCAAGAAAGACTTTTGTTTTGATTAACAATTTTGTCTGCGTATTCATAATTTGTAATTAACATGATTCCTCAATCATTAGTACTTGTAGTAGGAGGACGGAACCTTGCTGGTTTCCGCCTTGTCTATAATTACATCAAAAAGTTTTTGATCGCTTTTTGAATTAAAAGATAGGACGTGATCAAACGAATAGGAGTCAAAGTTTTCTATAACATCAGACTTACGAATCCTACTAAACTTAGTTTTAATTTTCTTTTGCTTAAAGAATCCTTCTGTTCGGTTAATAAACTCTGCTGTAAAATCATTAACTTTATGAGGACCAGCAGTATATACCTCTATCTTACTATCATTTGCATATAAGCTATCTTCAATGGCAACAATTAAACCACGCATAAAAGTAGAATAATCAGTAAAGGTTTCCGTACCATACACAAGAATCTTCATAACATTCCTAATTAACTAAATCAACAATGAACATTTTTCCTGAACGCTTGTGTTCAAGGTATCTTGTTTGGGATTTAATTCTATCATATACCTGTGACATTGACAAGGCAGGGTTTAGTTCTTTTACTGCTACCCATTTTGCTGCCAGAAGTGCACTAGAGTTTGAAGTTCCAACGGAATTAGCAGTCTTATTGTTAGGCGATGCAGCAAACATTGTACCTAGTGCAAAAAAGTCTGTGTCCAAAGAGTTGTTACTATACAAGGCTGGAGACATTTGACCCCCATATGATGGATCGGTGGCTCCTACAGATATAGATGAAGTAACACATGCAGGAAAATCAATCTTAGAATAGTTATATCCATTTCCCGTAGGGAAAAAGGATGGAATATTCTTTGAAGCAAGAGAACTAATTACACTCTCAATGGGGATGTGCTTCGTGCAACCTACCTTTGAGGAGTATGATTGGCTCATGTTTACTGCAACTATGTTGTATGTTTGATGATTTTTATCTACCCATTCTAGTGCTCTTTGTACAGCAGTTAGCGAGGTACTTGCCCTAGATCCCTTTTCTGTCATTGGAACAATTCTAATAACTACAAGGTTTACGTTAGGATTGCTTTGAGTTATTACAGAAGCAATCTGAGTTCCATGATAGAATCCATTTTTACTAGCCCTTAATGGATCCAGGGTTGCTGCTCCAGCACCTTCCATAAAGTTTTGTCCATTAGGGCAAGATTTAAAGTCAAGAACGCACACTTCATGTACAATTCTTCCAGATACTAGGCTATGGGTAGCATCAATTCCTGTATCAATTACAGCGATAGTAGGCTTGGTATTTCCCTTTGCTGAGGTTCCTACCATAACTAAAAGTAAAGCTAATCCAATAATGGCAATAATACTTTTCTTCATTTTATTTCCTTTTGTTAGTTGGGATTTATATTATATCAATTTTGAGACTAAATGTCAAGCCATTGTGGGTTGTTGTATGTCCATTTTACAACCCTATCAATTGACTCTTCAATAGCCATTGGATGGGTCCAGCCAGACTTAGCAAGATTGTCTCCACTTAATGCATAATGCATGTCGTGTCCTGGTCTTTCTGTATTTGGATCTACTAAGTCATAGTTTAATTGCTTACCTGCTGCATCTGCAACAAGCTGGGCAAGTTCTAGATTATTTAATCTCTTTTCTCCAGCAATATGCATTCTTAATGGCAAGTCTGCTTCTCCATACTTTGGAAAGTCCTGCTCTAAGATGTGCATTAATCCTGAAGCCAAGCTTCTTGCATGTAAATAATATCTGCTTCCAATGTCACCCTTATTAAAATGAACAACAACTTTTTCATTCTTGTAAATCTTTTTCATGATCATAGCCATATACTTTTCAGAGTCTTGAGTTTCTCCAATGATGTTCATGCTATTTACAATTCCGACTGGAACTCCATAGGTTCTCCAATAAGAAAGGGCTATGTCTTCCTGGGCAGCTTTAGATGCTGCATACGGATTACTTGGAAGGTGCAGGTCTTTCCATTCCTTGTTTGTTCTCTGCTTTGATCCTGGACCATATACCTCGTCAGTAGATATGTGCAAAAACTTTTCTACCCCCGTGTGTCTTGCCCAATCAAGCATGTTACACATCAATGACACGTTGTTCATAATAAATGGAGCTGGGTTTTCAATGCTACGATTCACATGGCTTTCACTTGCACAATTAATTACATAGTCAATCTTACCAAAATCAGCATAAGTTACTGGGGACATTGGCTGTGCTAGATCTATGCCAACAATCTTTACTCTTCTCATTGCATCTGGGGAGGAGCTAAATAAATATCCAAGCCTATCCTGAATACCACGATGCTTATAACTTACTGGTAAGACAATGCTATTGCAATCTGTAGTTTTTAATATGTGTCTAACAACATGCACACCCATTAAGCCACTTGCACCAGTTACCATCATTCTTTTCATGGCATTTCTCCAATAATTCTATCTAGTTCCATCCACTGATTCATGGCATTCTCTCTTGAAAATCTGTTGTTAATATATTCTATTTGAGGCTTCGGGTCAAACTTATTTTTTCTAATTTCTTTAATTGCTTTTTTCATTTCTTTTACAAAGATTTTTATCATTTTTTCTTCATTATCTATTACGTCATCAACTATTGTAGGATAGTCTTTTATAATTTTTGCAAAGCCTCCAGTGGTTTCTGGTAAAGCCCCTGCATCAGTAGTGACTATCTTTACTCCAGCACTCATTGCTTCCATTACCCCAATACATGCGGTCTCTTCAAAGGTGCAGGGATAAGCATATATGTGTGATCTATTTAAGGTTTTTACATAATCTTCTCTTGAAGAATATTCCAAGTTAGTTATTGTTTTATTTTCTATTCCTTTGTCATAAATCATTTTAGCCTTTTGAGTCATGGTTTCTGGATTCATGCACTGATCACACTCACAACAATGAAGTATCAGGTGTAGGTCTTTATCTTTTAGCCTATCAAAAGCTTTTAATAATACGTCTAACCCTCTAGATATTTGAGAGGTATACATAAAATTTATTACATCTTTTGGTTTTTCTTCCGTCTTAACGGGATTAAATTGATTGTTTACAATATAAAATTTGCTTTCATCTATCCCAAAATTTTCGGATAAATCTTTTTTGTGAAACTCAGACTGTACTAAAAACATATCTACAAAGGGAAGTATATCTAAATCAACAAAATGTTTTGATAAGCTATAGGGCATTCTATAAAAAGGAACGTGAACCCAGACAATATTTTTTGCATATTTTCTAATCTTAGCTTCAGTTCCAGGCAAAACTATAAGGTTGCAGTCTTTTAAAAATTTTGTTTTTGGTATGATATTTTCATTCACATATTCTGCCATTGCACCTGTGCCACGATTACCAATAGCTGCAAAACTTCCTATCATTTTTTTTCCTTCAGATTTTCTGAGTTTATTCCCCATTTACCAATAGGACATGAAGCATCTGCTAGTTTTGTTTTTTGAGACATGATACATGCACACTTGCTACACTGAGTTGTTATCTTAATAAAAAATGGGCAAGCTCTACAGATTTCCATTCTTCTTTCTTGTGCCTTATCGGACACCCTGTCCTTGTTAGGATTAAAAAGGTCCCAAGGTCTTACTGGTTTTAATGGCGGTATCTCCACAAAATTATCTTCAGTCATAGCACCCTACTAGCAATAGTTTTCTGGAACATAATGATTGTTTTTATAAAGTCCAGTTCTCAAATTTATTTTAGCATATTCTTCATATTTTTTAACATACTCCCTGTTATTAATAAGGGAAGAATATCTTTTTTTAGCAAGATCATGTATAAAATTATTAGTTTCTAAAGAAATGTAGTCAAGGAAATACTTTCTTGCTCCTCCAAACTCATTTTTAAAATCCGTGTAAAAATGGGTAAGTGGAAGTTTCATATTAGGGTAAACCATATAGAATTCGTTATTTATTAGATTTACTCCTTGTATAATTTCTTCATCATAAAATAATGCTTCTTTATATGTTCCAGGATTTTTTGCAAATTCTTTATCACCAAAGGCAAAGTTTCCATTAAACTTTACGCATGGATAAAACCTTTCTGTATATTTTTTGTTAAATTCTGACAGAGGAGCATCCATCCATTTTACATAATCATTGTTAAAAAACCCAACATCATAGAATGGGTACCTTGCATGGGAGTTAATTATTTCAACACCCGTTGAAAGAAATCTATACATCCCAAGATATGCAGTAAGAACAATCTTGTCGTATTTTAATTCCTGCTTTGCTTCTTTAAAAATATTAATTAGCGTCTCATCCCAGTCTTGCTCAAAGTTTGTATGAGAGTCGCATTGCAGCACATAGTCTTGTCCAGCATACATTTCAAACGCCCTAGCCCTAGCCTGACCAGTACCGTAATCATCAAAATTCTTGGGTTTTAATTTAACGTAATCAATTTTTACATTTTTTCCCTTAAAAGACTTAAGTAGTTTTTTGTAAAAAGACTTAGAGTCTGTTGAGCAAGCTAAACCAACAAAAATTCTTTCTGGGTACTTGGCTTTTTCAAATAAACCAAGTATAGACCTTTCAGTTTCTGTGTCATCTATTGTTGCTGTTGATACATATATTGTTTCCATTACTGCTGTTCCTTTACAAACCCTAGTCTAATTTCTGCTAACTCTGTTTGTTCTTCAGAAATATCCAAGCTTATTGCGTTTCTATTTAATATGTAAGCCTCACAAGCGGTTGTACCACTTCCTCCAAACGGATCTAAAACCAAAGCACCTGGTTTAGAGAACATCTCAATCAGTCTTTTAGGTATTTCTGGAGTAAAAGAATTTCCTATGAACCCAATAGTTTCTAACTTTTTTACAATCTTACTAGATGTATCCAAGAACGGAACATTCCATATGGGCTCAGAATACTTTTTTATTAAGTATGGGTTGCTATAAATAAGAGTTGGGCTTTTTATAAAATGAAAAATCAAATCATAGTCAAACTGTATAGAGCCCATAACCTTTTGTTTGTTTTCATCTGACCAGTCCCATATAAAAGGGGCGTTTGCCAATAACAAGTCTGTTTTTTTTAAAACTTTTAAAAGGTACTCGGACGCTATTGGCTCCATACTTGACAAAACTACAAAGATTGATCCAGTAGGCTTTAAAACCTTTTCCATTTCTTTTGTTGCAATCACCAAAGAATTAATGTACTGCTTTGTGGTTTTTTCAGAACCTATTTGTTTCTGTGGGTCTCCGCCATACCTATCAAAGTCTGCCCTATAGAAGGGAGCTTGTGTAACAACGAGGTCTACGGAATTGCTTTTTAAGTTTAGATCTTTAGCATTTCCCGTAATAAAGCTTACGGTGCTACTCATTATCTAAACTCTTTCTTTGTCCACCAATTTTTTTTGTATATGGCATATGGAGGATTAAACATTTTATAAAAATTGCGATCCTCAATAAATTCTTTATCGTCTATTATTTTACTTTCCCAAGCTTCTCTTCTAAATGGGATGACTTGAATAATAGGTGTTCCTGCATGAATTGTTCCATTAAAATCCTTTTTAATTACAAATGGAAAGTTAATTGTAACTGGATGTTTATCTGTATCCACTATTCCAGAGAAAGAATGAAATGGACTATCTCCTGAGTTTAGTGGATGTACAAACAAACAACTATATCCTTTTGGTGTTTGAATCTTCCAGGGGTTTGTCCATTTGTATGGCTGAGGGTTCCACTCTTCACCTAACGGATAGGCTTCAGTTTGACGGGCGTAGTGCTCAGAAACAAAAGAGGGGTGACGTAGTTCCCAGAAATGTTCATCATCGTTTTTTTTATGAACATCTACTGGAAGCGTTATTAAATATCCAGCAGTTAAAGAGTCTAGGATCGGAACACACCTTTTCATTGTGAATACCTTGTCTCCAACATTTGACTCTTTTCTCCACCACTCTGGGACTCCCTTACTTGCTGGAATTGGATGAGGTAATTGAAACTCTGGATAAACGCTAGTAAAAGTAATTTTATTAGTCATTCTACTTTACCTCACTAACAAGTGTCTGTGTTCCACCTGATAAGCAAGCATCACACTCTCCGCAACCATCTGCAGCTCCCCAACTTGCCTCTCCTTCTCTAACAAGAACGTGTGGCTTAAAGAATCTTCCACCAACATATTTCCATCCAATCCAAGGTTTATCTTCCGTGTTCCAACTTGGATCAATTTCAACAAATGATGGATTTGACAGAAATAGCGATGCCAGGTTAGACTGTGCACGAATAATTTCCTGAACTTCTTCGTCTAAAACAATAGCAATAGTAAGTATTTTTTCTCCAAATGGTTCTGGAGGAACCTGGTTGTTAAGCAGTACTTGTTTATTTTCAAATCTTTTTCTTTTTGAAAACCAAGCCCTAATAATATCTATTGTACTTAATACTATAACTCCGTCTTTATGTTTACTCATTAGTTGTATTCCTTTCTAACCCAAGCTTTTTTCTTATAATATGCTTTTTCTCCATGAATTTTTGCAGATTGTTGTATAACTATGTCAACATTTTCAGGACTATGAATCATTTTCCAAAGTTTTCTTTTTACTGGAATGACCTGTGCATATGGTGTTCCCTCTGGAATCAACCCATAGAATCCTTCTTTTAAAAAGAATGGGACGTTCCCATTGACTGAAATTTTATCTGAGTCCATGAACCCAGACATTGTTGTAAATGGCAGATCAAATCTATTGAATGGGTGAGTAACAATGGTACTATATCCTCTAGGTGTTTTCCAGCCCCATTTATTTGACCAAACAAAATGCTCGTCTCTGTGACCTGCAGGTCTTGGAATGGTTGCACCAGATCCTTGCGGTCTTTGATTTACAAAATCTTTCCATGGCTCTGGAGAGTTCCACTCAATGCTCAGAGACCCATCTTCTTTTTTTCCCACATAAATGTCAAATGGGGTTACAAGAAAATACCCTGCTGTAAGAATATCTAAAAATGGCATACAAGTTTTTAAACCAGCACTGGTTTCCCTGCTACCTTTTTCTACATAAAAAGTTTCTCCATCTTTATACCATTGCGGAATCATTTTTTTTGCAGGAACAGGTACATTAAGGGGATAAGTTTTATCTTCACATGTAAAGCGAATAAATTTCATTTTTTATTAAATCTCTCTAGTAAGAAAACGTGTCAGTTTCTGGATCGTAGGCTGGTCTTGTAAAAGTTTTTGTTTCTGGGTCATACTTCCAACCAATTTGAGCTTCTCCAGGATTGTATCTAACATAGGTTGGCTGAGATAAAAGCAAAGCTGCTTGTTGACCATCAAGATTTTGAGCTTGATAAACAATATTGTCTACAATAGTTGCCACATAAAATGGAGTAGGTTCTTTTTCTGGGTAGGGTGGTTTTAACTCAGGTGGTTTTTCGTCTAACATTTTTTATCCTTTAAATCTTCTCAATAGTAATTTCATCTATTTCATACCCTTGGCTTGTAGGGGACGGTGATACAATTATACCATAATATGACGTAAGTGCAACCCCTACTGGAGTATATACTAAATCGCTTCCAATTTGGGATGTAAGGTCTGCATTTGCATAAGGCTTAATTGTTATCTCAGAACCGCTTGTAGTTATTTGCATTGAGTTTACGGTTGATGTTCCAAGGGCAGAAACTACCCACCTAGTTAATTCCGAAACAGTTCCTGCAACAGACTTTATAACTCTAACATATGCTGGGAAACAGGTACTGCAGTTGCAACTAACAGTGCTAAAAGTTGTGCATGAGTAAGCGGTGCAAGTATATGCTGCACAGTTGTATGCACCAGAACAGTAACCACCAGTACAAGGATTAAACGCACCAGTTGGCGATGATGCAACTGGGTTGCCTGGATTGGTTCCTGGTGAATTAAAAATTGGGTTTTGATCAACTCTTGGTTTTGCATTTCCCCCACCAACGGGATTCCAGTTAGCAACACTTGATGATCTGCAGAACCTGTTTCCTGTTCTATCACATTGCCATGCTGCACAGGGACGAGAAAAGTTTCTGGTGTTCCAGGCTTGACAAGAAAATCTATTTGGATTGGTATTTTTCCAAGCCCTACAGTTTCCTCCACCAGTTTGAACTGGTTCGCCAAGTTGTGAACAGGGAGAACCAGAATTACAGTTTCCTGTATTCCAAGCATTACAGTTATAGTTATTTGGATTTCCTCCAGTTGTTGGGTTGAAACCCCCTGGAGATCCAAAGTTATAACTTCCCGTAAACCAGCCGTCATACGGAACTGGTGCGTTGACATATGCGGCATTGTAATTTTGGGTTTGACCTGCTTGGCAATTTCCAGCAATACAGTTTCCATTAGTGGAACAGTATCCAGTGGTACAGTTTCCTGCATTACAGACTTGACAAATATCGCAGTCGCAATTTTCTCCATTATCAATTCCTGTTACAACTGCCCACCAGTTATTATTATCTGAAATCCAAAGGGCTGCACCTGTTCCAGGAGTAGTTCCTTTTAAAGTAATAACTACGTCTTGGTCAAGGGGGGAGTCTGGCATTGAAATAGATGCAATTGGGTATGTACTGGCTGCAGAAGTTGCTTTGGCTTTATTTCCAAAAATAGTAAATACTCCACTAAGGGCATTCCAACGACTTCCGTCCGTTGCTTTTCCTAAAGAAGTTCCATCATCAGATCTATTAAAATTATCTACGAATACATTACGGACTGATGATGCAATTGTTGATAAATTTTTAAACAGGAACATAGTTTATACCGTCAAATCTCCAATTAAAGCCCAAGTATTGGTGGCTCTTTTTACTAAACTTGCAGCAGACCATTGTGCTCTTAGTTTAGCTCCAGGAGTAGCGTTTACGGTCACACCAACTGCTCCAGAGACTGTTGTTTGTCCAGCACCAGTTTGAAGCACTGATATTTGAGTGCCTATTGGATAGGCTACAGATGAGTTTAAGGGGATTTCTAGGGTGTTGCCCACTCCAGTAGTGGTATTCATTTCAATCATCTTACCGTCATCTGCTAAAACTAACGTATACTTATAAGTGTTTCCAGAATTTAGAGTTGGAGCATTTGTATCAATATGTGAGACAACATTTCCAGCAGAATATACTGTTCCAGTAAAAGATGGAGCAGCCAAAAGAGCATAGTTGCTCAGTGTAATTGTTGCCCATGAAGCAGTGGTTCCATCAGTTGTTAGGTATTTACCTGAATTTGAAGACTGTGATGGAAGAGCATCTAGGGTAGCCCATTCAATTGTAGTTCCAGCAGAATTAACTTTAAGTACTTGGTTTGGCTGTCCAAGCAATCCATCAACAAGGGTTTCTCCGAATACATTAACGTCATCTAATACGGTTACGTCATTGTTAGCTAGTAAAGAATCTACTGTTAATGGCTCAGTAGAGTAAAGGTGGTTTAGTTTATTAAGTCCCACGTTGTCCTCCTACTATGCTTGGGCTTCAGTCCAAGAAAGCCTTCCGTTAATTGTCGCACTGGATACACCAGAACCAGAAAGGTTTCTGATTGCTATTGTTACAATATCTGGTCCATCTGGGAAAACGTTAAGTTCTGTAGTAGATGCGGTATTTGTTGTACCACCACCAAGAATTGAGTTTCCTAAATCTCTAACCAAACCAAGATCTTGCTGAACAACACTTGCTTCACCAGACTGAGTAGATACAAAGAAGGAGAAGATTGGTTCTCCACCAACTAGGGTTGTATTTGCTGCATGGTAGCAAACTTGAGACAAACTTGATCCACCAACATTTTCCCAAGTGTTTCCAGTTGCAGTATTAAATCTTGGATTCAAGACAAGTTCTACTAGGAATGCTCCTGGGTTTCCAGCAGTTCCAGCAACCAAGCTTAGAACATCCATTTGTCTTAGTCTTAACTGCATTCTATTAATAAGTTCTCTTTCTCCAAAAACTCCAACAACTCCGTTATCTACAGACGGAGCAAGTCTTAGGCTGATAAGAGCTGATCTGGTTGTTGTGCTTCTTGGAACAACAACACCATTTTTCATACCTGCCTGGAATACGAATGACTTATCATCATCATATCCACCATCCATGATTACTGAGGAGCCCCAGTGACTTGTTCCAGTAGCATATTGTCTAGAGTATAGATCTACTCTTACAGGTGCCGTTGCGGAGTATGTAAACGATTGTGCGGTTCCATTTCCACCACCAGTGGCACCAGAAACTGGGTTAATGACTACGTTGCTTAGGGCTCTTGTTAGACCTGTAAAGGTTGTAGCAGTTTTTCCTGTGTAAGAAACATACTCAATTTCTTGTGCAGTATTTCCAGCCTTTGTAATTGCAAGAGTTCCAGCTGATGGGAATCCTACAGTACTTGCAACTGACATACTAGTAGCAACATTTGAAAGCGTTGCTGAAAGTTTTGTAACTGGTGCATCTGCTGCTGCCTCATAGCGAGAAGGAAGGTTTCCAGAACGCATATAGGCTTCTGTCTTAACATTTGCGTGTGTCATTCTATGGCAATAAACAACCTCTCCACGCTCATCCTTAAATCCAAATCTAATTGCACCTGCACCATACCAAGCATAGTCAAGGTAGAACATCTGCATCTTAGCTAAATCAACTGTTACACCTGACGGACCAGTTCCATCTAACTTATCAATGTTCCAATCAGACTGTGCAACCTTGGTGTCAACAATCTTGCTTACGATTCCACCAGAAGCAATGGTCTGACCACGGTATTCTGGGAACACATAAAGCTCAGTATTACTTGTAATAGACTGAACTTGATAGGTTGCACCTCTAATAGAGATTCTATCTCCTGGGTTTAACTGTTCAGAGAATCTGGTATCAGTTCCTGTAATAGTTGGAGACCCTTGTGTTGCTGCAACTATACCAGAAATTTGATCTGTACTAGAACGTCTTACTGCATATAAAGTTTGTCCATCAAATTCAAAGAAGAATCCGTTTTGTTCATCAAACATACCGATTCTAGTCTGACCACCGAACCACGATACTGGTGCGACTGTAATTGGGAATCCAGTTGCTGGAGTTGCAGATGGAACTGAGGATGCTGTGTACTGGAATTCTTTAGGTCCAGTAATTGCTGTAACTGTAAAGGTTCCATTGTATGCTGTTTGATCTGCACCACTTACTGTAACCTGTGCACCAATTCCAAGGAAATGTTCGTATCTAGTTTTTACCGTAACGGTTGTGCTAGATGAAGAAATTAAATCAACTGCGAATACTGGCTTCATCATAGATCCAGTTGAGAACTGAATGCCCTTACCTGACTGGTATCTAAAATATCTTCTTGTCTGTCTTATAATTTTTGATCCAGGAGCAGAAGAACCAGTTGTAAACTTCACTCCACCATCAAATGGTCTGTGTACAGATAGTGTTCCTGGTCTACCAGTTAAGGACTTCGCAACAGCAGTGATTGCACCAGATGGGGCATCAATTACATCAAAGGTGAATGTATTTGTTGTTGGAGTTGTCTTTACTTCCCAAGCACCGTTTGGTGGATTGGAAGAAGCTGCCGAGGTACCAGAAACATAAATCAAATCTCCGATGCTAAGACCATGAGCATTTGTAGTTGTTGCTGTTACTGTTGTGCTAGAAGCTGTAAATGCAGCACCAGATGAGGTGCTAAGTGGGATCTCTGATCCTGTGTAATTGTAAGCCTTGTATGCAAATGTCTTTGTTGCATCACGAACGCTTCCGTTAGTAACATTTGCTCTTGCATAGTATGTAAAAGTATCATTAGAAACTGTTGTTGTAGAAACGCTTCTTACTAGATACCAACCGTCTGCATTAACATCCAAGGTATCCTGAATGAAGAACTTATCTCCAACAGAAAGACCGTGGGCTGCAGTAGTTACTACTGTTACAAGTCTAGAAGATCCAGTTCCTGTAATTGAAACAAAAGTGTTTGTTCCTCCAGAAGGCTGTGCAATTGGTACTTGAATATCATAAAAGGCTGAAGGCTTGTTGTTTGTAAGGCTCAGTACTTCCCATTTGGTTGGCTGAGTTCCATATTCAAAATCGGTATCAATTAAAGAAGTAGGTTCGGAAACTCTAAACTTTCCAACAGGATCCATGTATGCTTCATCTGGTTGGAAGCTTTCAGCATACTCATCAACTGTGATTTGAAGTTTATCTGTAGCAGACATTGCTGCTGTGTTGTAATTAAGAACAACAGTTGTTGTGGCTACGTTGTTTGAGTCAATAGCTGGGGTATAGCTTGTTGCCTTAAGACTAGGGTCAGAGAAGTTATAAATGACTTGATTAGTAGTTACGTTTGTAATTAAAACTAGTCTCTCCCTTGGAATGTGATCTGGGATTACAATCGTTCGTGTTGACGGAGTGAATGTATAATTCGTCTCGTGAAGTACTTTTCTAGCCATTTTTTATGCTCCTAATAATATATCCACTGCTTTGAATGGATATCCTTTCTTTATTGAATTTACGTTTGGTCCAAGCATTACCCTGGCATCAAAAGTTGATCCTACTGGTGGGACTTCGGAAAATGCTATGTAGCCATCGTTATCTACCATGAAGCCTTCTCTTGGTAGCATAGATTGCCAGACATATTCTGGAAAGTCCACTGTTTGAATTATACCATTTATTGTTACTAAAAGTCTAAGTGGGTTATTGATTGCAACTTGCTCTCCTTGGAATTTTGGAACAAATCTAGAATCCATATCGTTAAACTCATACCTCAAGTCATCCAGTGGAATAATGTCTGGAAGGTATGGCAAACTGGCAAAAATTAAATCGTCTACATATTCTTTGTTCGCTGCATCGGTATCATCTGTAGGGGACGGAACTGTAACATGACCAGTAAATACTGGATCGTTTGTTCTGGCTATTTCAACATCAATATAGTCTTTATCAATTGGGGTAGCTGCCCAGGTTCCTGTTGTAACGTATCCAAGAGTACTAATATTATTTGGCACACCAGAATACTGTGCAAAAATTATATTATCTGTTCCAATTTTTATTGCACCACTTGGAGTCGTAGAAGTTCCACCCTGAGAAACAACATAAGAATCATTTGCAGAGTTGGTACCTGAAGTAACAAAAACGTAATCTCCATTTTTAATTAGTCCATTTGTTGAAGTATTTCCATTAAAATTTGTAGCCCTTGTAAGAATAAACGGATCGTCACCGTCACCAGCAAATGTTACAACATAAATACCATTATGCTTTGCGTCAGTCTGATCTTTAATAAGAACTCTTTGACCAGCCTCTACCTCTGGTCCATCAAGTATCAATGCTCCGTCTACATTTCCAGTAAGTGTTGCTCCAAATCCAAGACCGCCAGAAGAATCGCTAGTTCCAGCTGCATATGTTGCGTTTAGATTTGTTTGGGAAACATAGACCACCTGAGGTTTAACATTAATTCCAGCAGCCAATGCGTCAACATAGCTTTTAGTTGTAGCATGACCAGAACTTGTTGGAGTTGGTACAGTAACAGTTCCAACAAAATTTGTAGAAGGATAAACAGAAACTGTTCCAGTTGCTCCACTTGTTGAAGAACCAATGTTAATATTTGTTTCCGAACCCGATGCTCCACCAGTTCCAATGTTGATTGTTTTTGTAGTTGTAGTAGCATTTCCGAATAAAGTTGCAGTAACTGATCCTGTTGGAGTACCACCAATTGTAAGGGTTGTTACAGCTCCTGCAAGGTTAACAGTAGTTGCGGTTGTATTAAATAAGTCTAAAGATGTGCTTGTTGTGACTATTGCAGGAGTTCTAATTGTAGTGCTTGCACCAGCATCAGTAGATCCCATAATTAATGTTGTTGCTGCCCCAGCAAAATTAACTGTTGTTGCAGTAGCATTTATTAAATTAAAGGTACTTGTTCCAGATATTAAGGATGTGCTAATTGTTGGGGAAGAACCAGTTATATAAGAATTTGTGTCAATGGTCCAGCTGTCTGGTCCAAGTCTTTTTAATAGACCAACTCCAGAAGTTATTGCTGCAATTGCACTAAGGTCTCCGTCAACTGGTTGATATCCAGACAAAGAAGATGATAGTGCATATGTACTTGAGTCATAGGACCATGTTCCTGCTGTATTTTTTAGAAGACCAGTGCCAGAACCAAGAGTATTAATTCCTGCAAGATGTGAACTGTAAGCTTGAACGTCTGTTCCAATTACAAGACCTAAAGATGTTCTTCCAGAGGATGCATCAAGACCTGAGGATCCTCCGTCCCACTTATTTCTGTCAGTGTATGCGGTGTCCCAATTAGAAGAATTATTAGTTACTGTAGTGTATGTTGAATCTGTTCCACGAACAACAATTCCAGTTGTTGACAATGCAGAAATATTTGTAAGGTCTAAATCTTTTGGCTGGTATGCTGTTATTCCATCAGCTATTGTTAAGTATGTAGCTGCTGCTGTTGCAGATGTAAGCATAGTACCAAGTTGGGTTTGTATGGAAGATGTTACTCCATCTAGGTATTCTATTTCTGTAGATGTAACATTTCCAATACTTGTTGTTGATGGAAGAGTTACTATACCAGTAAATGTTGGACCAGATAATGTAGCATATGTTGTTAGGTCTAATTGTGTACTTGGAACTTTTCCACCTCCATCAAGACTTGCTACGCCATCGGCAACTCCCTTTGTACTTATTGGAATGTAACCAGTTGTTGCGTTTGACATGTCACTGACTCGTGCAATTGTATCTGGTATAACAGCATCTGAAATTTCTCCGCCAGTAAGTGTTGGCTTTGAGTCTAGCTGAGTTTGTATAGCAGAGGTTACGCCATTTAAATATCCAACTTCTGTAGCACTTACGTCACCAATTGAGGTAGTTGATGGCAAAACAACCGTTCCAGTAAAAGTTGGACCATCTTTTGTAGCAAAACTAGTAGCAACAAATGCTGTTGTGGCAATTTTTGTGCTATTATCTCCAGCGGTGGCAGTTGTTGCAAGAGGTGTTCCAGTAAATTCTGGACTTGCTAGTGGAGCTAAACCAGCAACCGCTTCAGATGTAATATATGGGGTTGTATCAAGTGACCAAGAATTTGTAGCATCCTTTTTTAGAAGTCCAGAAGTTCCAGTAAGGGCTGCAATTGCCGTTAGGTCTGGATCAATTGCCTGATAATTATCAAGATCAGTTGTTATGGCAAGGGTTCCAGTTGCATCTGGAAGAGTAATTGTTCTATCAGCAGTTGGGTCTGCAACTGTTAAAACTGTTTCAAATTCATTAGTTGTTGCACCTTCAAAAGTAATAAAGTGTGCTTCTGGAAGATAAATACCATGAATCCTTGGAGTTCCACCAGTAGCAGTAATTTCTGGACCATTAATCGTTGGTGTTGTTAATGTCTTGTTAGATAGTGTTTCAGTTCCAGTAAGTGTTGCAAAATTTGCATCTGTCAGGGAGTTGTTAAATTCTGCTAGTGTTCCAGTAAGAACATTGCCACCAACAGTTATGATAAGTCTTGTTCCACCACTAGTAGTTACTAGTCCATTGGTGTATCCAATTCCAGGATTTGTTATTGTTATAACTCCCAAAGAACTGATGTTTATTCTTCCGCCTCTATCTACACCAGCCCCATAGATTGCTATATTATTTTGTCCAAAGAATCCGCTTATGTCATCGTATCCTGCAATGGATGTGATGCCAGTTCCCAAATTAATTATTTTATTTGTTAAGGTATCTGAACTACTAGCAGATATTTTTCCATCAATCTGTGTTTGAATAGCAGAGGTTACACCGTCAAGATATCCTATCTCGGTATCTGTTACGTTAGCTACAACCTTTTGATTTCCAGTCCAAGCACCATTGGCATATACCTTTATAACGTCATCTACGGTGTTGTAATAAACATCACCTTCATTGGCGGAAGAAGGATCCGATGCTAGATTTAGCAGGTTTATAGGGTTTAAAAATTTTTTGGATGCCATAAGTCTATTTTATCATCTATTTGTGTGTATGGCAGTCGCAACTACAACTATATTTGGTGTTTACAGATATGCTATAAAACTGGTATGGACAGGAAGAATGATACTTTTCATCTTCTTGTCCACTACACCATCCAGTTCTAGTTGTTGCTTCTTTGTATTGAGGAAGGGGTTCTTGTATACGCCTTCTTTTAGTCAATTAGGACCTCTTATCCAAATAGAACTTTTTTAAGTGCTGGCTTTGGCTTAGCACCTGTTATTGATTTTGTCTTTACACCATCAGCATACAGCATAATTACTGGAATGCTAGTTAGATTAAATGCACTTGAAAGCTCTTTGTTTTCATCTACATTAATTTTAAGAAGCTTTACATTTTCTTCTTGTGCAAGCTCTTCTAGTACTGGACCAATCATTTTGCATGGACCACACCACTCTGCCCAGAAGTCTACAATGGTAGTGCCCTCTTTGACTAATTCGTTAAACTCTTCAATGTTCATAACTTCTCCTAATATATTTTATTTTAGAGCCCCTTATCCGATTTGAACGGATGACCTACGCTTTACAAGAGCGTTGCTCTACCACTGAGCTAAAGAGGCAAATATTTAATTATACACCCAAGATGTATGGTGAGCAGTTTAATGTCTTTGCTCAGGACACTTAACTAAACTAGTAGGTTAGTACCAGCCCTTTTTCTTGAATGCACTCCATGCTCCACAGGGAGTCTCGTATCTATGCTTAATATACTTTAGACCCCATTTGATTTGTGTTTCTGGATTTGTTCTCCAATCTGCCCCTGCACTTGCCATCTTACTTCCAGGCAAGGCTTGTGGAATTCCATAGGCACTTGAAGTTGGATTGTCAGCAGTATGCCTCCACCCACTTTCACGATTCCATAGATTCACAAGGCAAGAGTGCTGGGATTGGTCCCAAGAGTATTTAGACTCCATGTAGGACTTTGCAAAAGCTTGATTAGTTTTTGCAGCAAAGGAAATTTCCTTTTTTGATCTAGAAGCTTTTTCATTACTTCTGTTTTTTTCTTTCTTTGTTTCTTTTTCGTATGTTGCAAGTTTAGAAATTTCAATACTTCTATTGATACTATGTATACTTGCTACATTTTGCGGTGCATTAGCACTGGTTTGACTCTGGGTTGTTGGTAGGGATACAACAGATGCTGTAAGAACCGCAACAACAGGAATCAAAACCAAGGTTTTGATACGCATTATTCTAGTCTAGCACATTACCAAGAGGTTGTCAAACTATTTTATCTTCTATATCCTGTTTTCTTTTTATTCATTGATCCAGGCATGTTATATCCACCTTTTTGTGGAACATTATTTTTTCTAATCTCTAATGCTTTAAGAACTTTATCATGATGCTTACCCAATTTGTTTCACTTCCTTCCACATATCTTTTGTGTTTTCAATTAATAACATTGCTTCTAGCATTGTCATTTCTAATAATTCTTCTTTGTCTAAACCTAAATGTTCTGCATAGCGTAAAACTTTTTGTATCATTTTAATTCCGATCTAATAAATTCAATACCTTGATCAATCGTTCCGTTATTTTCTTTAAACCATTCTAATTTATTTAAAACAGTTCTAAGAGTGTTTACTCTTACAAATGCATTTACATTTTGCAACTCACGCATTTGATCTCTATAGTAATATTCATTATCTGACATTAAATTAAATCCTCTGTTAGCCTTTCAAATTGTGGGAGTGGCTCAAGATTATCAAATATGCCCATTTGATTGTGTGGCACGGATAGTTCATCTTCTTCATAGTCATCCCAAACTGCTGTATACATATCTGCATATGGAGAAGATACTTTTGCCAACCAGCCAGACACATTCATAGCCTGATTAGCTACCCACCTAACTAGTGGTCCTTTATCTACATCGTGCTCTAGTTTAAAGTCCATTACGCTTCCTCCTATCCCATAAATATCTTCTTACATTAACGTAGCAATTTAATGCTACAAAAGTTAAAATTAATAACTCAGCAACTGAGTGTGAAAATTTCACGCATTATCCCTTGGTAGGGCAACCATTGTTGCATAAAAACATTCTGCAAAGTTTGCTGCTTCTACCGCAAAGTCTTCCATATGCATTTCAGTTTCACCCAAACGACTTTTAACATATGTTCTTAAGCCTGTTACAAAAATTTCTGTTAGCTCATCTGTTGATTTAATAAAATAACTTTTAGTTGGTTCTTGTTTAGCCATTAAAAATCTCCTGGGGCTACTTGTAAGCAAGTAAGACCAATTTCACGCCACATATCTACTACTTGTTGGCGATCATCAAGCACACATAAAATATCATAATCAGGTGCAATAAGTTGTTCGTAAATTTCTTGTTTAACAATTGAGTCCTGTCTAAAGTCTCCATACTTACGCATGTAAAGTTTAATAAATGGTGGGCAGTTTAATGTTAGCCACCTGTATGTTTCATTAAAGCATGAATCGTCACGACCTGAAACAAATATAATTTTATGTCCAGCTCGCCACAAAGCGTTTACAACTTCAATAACATTTTTGTCTGGAGTATCATGAATAACTTTTGAGTAATCATATATCTCACGATTGTTTCTGTGAGATACCGTTCCATCAATATCTACAATTACTGCACTACGCATGCTTGTTCCAATTATCTAAAAACGGATCTTCATATTCGTATAAAATAACTGGTGTTAGTTCACCCATCCAAGCACCTGCACAATTAAATGAAATATATTCGTCAGCTTCTTGCACATCCATTCCATCACGCTCAATAAGTATCTGTAGCATTTTTAGAAATGAATATGTTGCTAAAGTGGGTTGACCACAACGTCTTGAAAAACCAATAAAGGCATCTTCAAATCCATCCATTAACAGCATCTCTTGATCTGTTTCATAATAGATTAAACTTTGTAAATCTTCTTTATTCATTACCATCCTCCAAGACAGTTATTTGAGTGTGTATGTATCCAAAAGTTTCCTTCTAGATGTTTTCTAGTTGGTGCATATAAATCTGTGTCACAGGCACCACAGGTATGTGACCATTCTTGTGCAAAGAAATCGTACTGAAATCCTTTACTCATTAATATTATTTTCTATAAATAACAATACTTCTTTTAGGGCATTGTTCCATCCGTTAACAAATGCCTGAAATTCTGGAGATTGAACTGCAGGATTTTCATAATGTTTTAATTCATCTATTTGTTGAATTAATAAATCTGTGTTAATGTTTGACATATAAGATATTATAGCAAAAACCCCTGACGTTTGTCAAGGGTTTTTGTTTTTGTTGTTAATTAAGATGCAAGAATTGCAGCAGGATCAATATCCTTACCTGCACTCCATCTAATGTTGTCTCTCATTTCAAAGTGCAAATGTGGACCAGAAGAGTTGCCTGTATTACCAGATTCTCCAATATGCTGCCCCTTTGTTACTTTGTCTCCAGCTTTAACTAGAGCCTTTGAAAGGTGTGCATAGATTACCCAGCCACCCTCAACTTTTTGAACTAGCTGTGTACCATAGCTGGCACCCCAGGTAGCGTTTTCAATCTTGCCATCTGCAACAGCAACAATGTCTGTTCCAACTTTGCAAGCGTAGTCTACTCCTGTGTGATAGCCTTTGCTCCACATCTTTCCAAGTTTCTTGTAAGGTGTTGTAACCTTACCTCCAACGATTGGTGAACCCATTTAGAATCACTCTTTTCCTATAAATTAGGTATTTAACCCAAGTCTATTATATCCTAAAAGTGCCCTCGGAGAGATTTGAACTCCCGACCTGTAGGGTAGAAACCTATTGCTCTATCCGCTGAGCTACGAGGGCGTGGGGTGAGTCAGACTTGAACTGACGCATACTGAATTATGAGTTCAGGGCTCTAACCAACTGAGCTACCACCCCTAAAATTAAATAGGGCTTGAAGCAGAATGACTATTTATATGTTCTCTTTCGTCAACAATTTCATATGCATATTTAACCAATGCATCTTCATTTTTATTGTAATGGTGTCCACAGAACATTAGTTCTCCTGCAATACCTTTTACTAAAACAAAGGCTTGAGAACCGCATCTATCGCAGCGATCAGCGATCTTTAATTGACGTTCTACTTGCTCTACAGTTTCGGTCATATTATTATTATACTCTCTTGTATTAGATTAGTCAATGATGTTTAGAGCGAATGGAGAGAATTGAACTCTCACCGTCAGTTTGGAAAACTGAGGCACTACCATTATGCAACATTCGCATGTCAGTTTGCCATGCCACTTTACATGTGGGAGTATATGCAACTGACTAACATATACTGCTGCTCCCCAACCTGGACTTGAACCAGGAACATTTAAATTAACAGTTTAACGCTCTGCCAATTGAGCTATTGGGGACTGGGTATTTAGTTTTAATACTTAAATTCTTTTATCTTGCTTGTCTTTAAATGATTGTCAATATCATATTTTTTAACTGGGCTCTCTCCTCTTTTATAGTGACCATCTATTTGAGTAGCTCCTATTTGTTGCATACCTCTGTGATTACTATACCTGTCATATTCTTTTTTAAATTCTGGATAGTCTTCAACTCCCGAAACCAAAGTTTCAAATTGTTCAACGTATCCTCTTTCTACTGGAAAGAAACTAAATAGTGGTTGACCCTTTTCAAACTTAATTTTTCCTGGCTTGATAAACTTAAAGTTATATGTAAAAGTAAAGGCAAGCCAATCAGTTTCAACAACACCGTCAAGCGGTTGTATTCCGTTTGCAACTAGGTTTGGAACCCCACGAACATATGTAGAAACTCCAGGGCTTGTTCTAACAATAAAGTCTGGAACAAAACTTAATATCCCATGACCAAAATTAGTTGCGGTAATTTTATGTGATTCTTCGTTGTTACTTTCTGGGGGGTTAATTATTGTAACAACAAGGTCAGACTCTAGTGGTCCACCATTCCACTCTGCCGTAAAATCCATAGGGCATAAAACATACCACCCGTAAGTATTTGCAACATTTAATGGTGTACAGCGATAAGCATTATTTTCTGTATCATCCATCCAAGTTCTTTTTACTTTTGGATTTACTACTTTGAAAAGCTTGTTTTCTTTATCAAAATATCTTAGCTCAATTATTTTTTCTGACATTTAATCTTCCTGTTGTTCTAGTGGTAAAGATAGGAATTGAACCTACACAGCTAAAGCGATTGATTTACAGTCAATGGGGCTCACCAACCTGCCCAACTTTACCCTATTAAGTTATATAATACACCATAAAAGTAAAAATGTCAAGAGTCATCTTCATCAATCATTTCATTAATTTCTTCCATTAATAACCATTCTTCATGAGTAAGATCTTCTTCATAATCTCTAAACTTAAATGTTTTTTCATTTGGCAAGATTCTCCACTTTGCATCATTGTCCATGTTAACTTCAACAAATCCTTTGGTCCATAAATCAAAGATTAATTCATTAGTAAATGACATGTGCTCATGAAACAAATCTGGAAAATCTTCTACCATTTTTTGAGTCATTCTATATAGTGGATCATTGTTTTTATCTACGCCAGCCATAATCAAATATCCATTTTCAAGCATGTAAAAGAATAAATCTTCTTCTCCATATTCAAAAAACTCCTCAAACTCATTCATTAGATAAGACCCATCCCACTTAAAAAGTCTGCAACATCTTTTGGCATTTCATCTGGTCTCTTTGTAATTGGCTTTGAATACTCATCATAAAGATCTTTGTGAGAGCTTGGTCTAAAATCTTTAAAGTTGTGCACTTCAATTTCTTTAGTTCCTCTGGAGGAATTAACTATTGCATTGTAAATGCATCCACAAACAGCATCTGCCAAATCCTTAGAACCCTTTCTTGGGTGGTCAACCTTGTCACGAATGATGCGTAATTGCAATAGTTCATCTATGAGGAGATTTGTGTGTGGTCCATATATTCTTTCTTCCGCAACAAGCATTTGCATATCTTCATAGTGCTTCTTTGCAACAGATAAGGTTTCAGAGTTCATACCCACAGACTTTAACTCGTTCATAATATCAAATGAGTTCCATCGGTCAAAGGTTACGAGCTTGATTCTAAACCCTCTTGATCTTAGTTCTAATATATAGTTCTTTACATCTTTAAAGTCTACAGTCTTGTCTGCTGTTGGTGTCCACCATCTTATTGCATCTACAATCACAAATGGATTGATTACATCATAGTCGTTAAAGGTATCAATCTTTACCCATTTATCAACGTGTGCCATTGACACTGCACAGTGGTCATGCTTTTGTGCAAGGTCAACGTGTATGTAGTATTCAGTATTTTCTTTTGGCTTAAACCAGTCTGCAAACCTTCCAGAAGAATCCACCCCATTTGGACCAGAGAAACACGTCTCAATCTTCTCCCTTGACCTAAAGAACGCATCTACGGCTTCTGGAGGCATACAGGCAAAGCGAGACAGGGCATCTATGGGATTTGTTAGGAACTGAATTTTAAAGTCCGTAATCTTTCTTGTTGGATTTATTTCCCATGTTGGTCTACGAAGAGCAAATACTCTTGGATATCTATATGCAACAATTTCGTCTTCTTCCCACTCAACAGTGAACTCGTTATTATACTTTTCGTTTTCATTGTTATAGTCTTCAATTGTTTCATCAACTTTAAATGTATGGCTTCTTTGATGAACAACCTTATCTACAACTACTGCATTATATCTTGTTTGAATGTAGTCGTTCTTATATCGGGGAAATGAAAGAAGAACAACTTTTCCAAAATCTGGAAAACGTGAATCAACTGAGGCACGATACATATCATAGATCGCTGATCCTGTTTTTGCTTGATCGTGACCAGATGTTGACTCTGTGGCAAAACCAGAAATTTCATCAAGAATCACCATGAGTACGTTATATCCTTCCCAAGACTCTCTTTCAGAGTGACCTGAGTGGCATGTAATTCCTTTATCAAAACTTACTGATTGTGCAGTTGTTGTATACCTGCCCTGGAACCAAGGACAATTATCTAAACGCATCTTAAAACCTTTAAAGAAAACATTTTTTGCTTGCTCAGCGTTAATAGCAATATTAAGAATATCTATAGCATCACCTGGGGGTTTGCCGTAATATCTTTGTGGATCTTTAAGGCACAATAAAAGATAAACAATGTACGCAACAGCAATAGTTGACATATAGTCTTTACCAGAACCTTTACCAAGCTGCAAGATTACTTCGTTGCAAGTTTGTTTCCAACGCTTAAGACCGTCATCTTTGCCATAGATGTTTAGTAAAGTTTGTTCTTTATAAATTTGACTCATTGCACGAATGGCTTGATACTGATATTGTGAAAGTGGTGGTAGCCCTAAGTATTCTTCACTAACAACGAACTCTTCAAGTGCTACTGGTTTTTCTTCAAACTCGTCACCACCAAGAAGATCTATAATATCTTCAAACACTATAGGACCTCTGCTTGACCTGTAACTTTACTTAACTTTCCAAAAACTAACGGCTTACATCTTTCACAGGCAGATACTGTATCTCTAATAATTTCAACAAGGAGCTTTTGCTTATCTTCTGTTTCTACAACTTTTTCTGCAAGCTCATTATTATCCAGCATACCTGCTTTTTGAAGCATGTCCATTTGCTTAGCCTGAATATCTGCAATAAGTTTTAAGGCTGCAGTCTTTTGTGAAAGCTGAGCACTTCTATCTGCCTCTTCAACAACTGCCCAGGCTTCTTTAATTAGCATGGAGTAGTGTTGGTCTGCACCACTTAGAGCCTCTCTAGCTCTAATTTGAACCTGTCTATCGCTATGGATTATGGTTTTCCATTCGTCTAAATACTCTTGTACTTCGGTTTTTTTCATGCCAGTAATTTTAGCAATTGCAGCAGGATTGGTATTTCCTCTTAAAAATTCTTCTGCAACACGATTAATGCTTTCCATACGGTCAACAATTTCAATTTCAGACATAACTAATTCCTTTTCTTATATGTACATTATACAGCAAAATATAGGATTTAGCGGTATCCACCTGCAGTTGGAGCCCAAACAGAAACATTTCCTATTGTCCAAACTCTATTTAAAACATTACCACAGGTCTCACATTGTTGGTGATCTCTATCATCAACATTTACATTTGGCTTTTCTATAGTATTGTCGCACTCTAAGCAAGTATACTCATACGTTGGCATTGTATTTTCCTTCAAGTCTATTTATTTCATCATTAATATAAAAGATTGCTTTTTGTAAATCTTCAATGTGCTTCTCATCATTTTTGATTCCAGCCCTCCAGATATACTTCATGGCATTACCAAGGTTAAAGTTCATGTGACGAGTAACTTGAATTGCTTCAATACCACTAGGATGGCTAGTGTAATGAGTTGGGTGGTTTACTTGATCAACTTCAATGTGAAACTTTTCATCTTTGTACTCGTGCATTTAATTTTCCATTCTTCTATATAAATCTTTTAATCCTTTTAAAGTACCAATGTCCATGTACTCTCCTTCATTTTTAACAGCCTCTATATTAAATCTTGAAGTAATCCATTCCTGTATTTGTTCCCCAGGATGGTTCTTATTTGGGTCTACATATCTTATCATGTTTTTACGAAAAAGTAAAGTTCCCCAAAGATATTCATAGTCACAATTATCTGTTTTATCTTTTGATGCCATAACTTTATTATCTCTTACTGATACCTGACCAACTCTGCCCCTAAGTTCATCTGGACAATTCCATATTCCTAATACCAGATCTGCATTGTTTTGATTTTTTATTAACTCAGAGTAGATGTTCTTTGTTGAATTTAAAATATATGTATCTGGCATACCAATAAGAACTGTGTCATTGTATTCTCCAACCATAAACTTTACCGCATCAGACATAGTTGATGGCTCTCTTACGATAAGTTTAATGTTCATATCCATATTTTGAATAATTGGAACCCACTCAGGTCTTGTTGACACACGAACTTCATCACATACCTCTAGCATTTGATTTACATGCCATTGAAGCAAACACCTATCATCTGATATTGGCAAAGCAAATTTTGGTATACCTCCAATTCGTGATGCTTTTCCAGATGCAGGAAGAATTCCAATTGTAGGCATTAGGCTTTCCAATCTCCTGGATCAAACCCATCTTTGTAAGATTGATTTACAATTGGGTCTGCTTTCCAAGCTATATATCCTTCTTTGCGACCAACGTCTCCCCAATATAAGTGCTGAACATACTTATCAAGCAGCACTCTGGAGTCGTCCCCATGAAAAGAAAAGAACATGTTTTCTTTTGCTGCTGGACATTCGTTGTACTCCCCAGCCTTTATTCTAAGATCTCCTTCATGCGGTGGAAGCCCCATTGATTCCATTAGACTGTCCGTAAACATTCCAACGTCTGTATAATAATGAACCATATTGGGAATAGTCCAATCGCCAAGCTTTACTCTTTCAACACACATATCTATTGCGTTTTTTAAAAACGGATGACCAGCCTTTGCTGCAATTACTTGTGTAGCATACCAAGGAGTGTCTCCTTCAATATCAACAACCATATCATACCAGTTCGGTAGCCACTTAGAAATTTTATACTTGCAGGTAGTGTCCAGGTCTGCATAAACTCCTCCATAAGAATAAAGTATTGCAAACCTCCAAAGACCAGCTTTCATTACTCCCATTGGCATCTTCATGTATGTGTCATAAACCTCTGGACTGTGTTCGGTTTTAAAAAAGTTTTCTCTATCCTGAGCACTCATATAATTATGCTCCCATTTACGATTATAACGTACCCAAGAATCAATTCCTTCTTTAGCATAGTCTGGTAAATCTTCTTGGGAACACTCATAGGTTTGCCAAATGTTTCTTTCAATCACTTTGTCCACTTCCTTTGATTCCTAATAAGATCAAACTTTACTAGGTATCTATAAATAGTTTGATGGCTAGTATCACATTCTTTTGAAATCTCTTCAATTGTTTTACGATCAATTATATACCTTTTGGTAAGCCAGGACTGGGACTGGTATAATTTGCTCATATTCTCTCCGTAAGCTTCTTATATGCATAGTAGGATATCCCACATGCATCACCAACATCATTGTCTGAGATTGATGTATTAAATTTATCATTAAAGAAATCCATGGTTCTTTGCTTTCTAATTTCTCTAATCTTGTTTTTATACCAAGAAGCAGACTTTCCAGGAAAATCTTTTTCTACCTGCAACTTTTCTGCCTTAGTAAAGTTTTTGTTTCCAATAAAAGACTGCCAGGAAACTGGTGCTACTGTAACTACCTGTGTTTCTGGTTTAAGAATAACAGACAGTATAGCACCAACGATCATAGCAATTTTAATACCTGCATCTGCAGAGCGAACCATAATAGCAGATTCAACTGCTACATAGTCAGCCTTGCAAACATTTGCAATTACTTTAGCCTTTGTATTGGCATCTTTAATTTTATCATAGATAGTGGCTCCAACAATAGGAAGCTTTCCCATCTTAATAGGAGCACCGTCCTCAAATAAGCAGAAGGCTACTGATGCTGTTGAGGCATCAATACCCAGAACCCTATCTGCTTTTTGTTTTTGAAGCTTTAATTGCTGCATTTTTAACAACTCCCATTGCCGTTACCGCTTTTTCTTTCTTTTTTGCCTCGTAGCATAGTGTACAAATTGGGTCTGGACTATACATGCTAAGCTTTGATCCACACTCACACAGTCTAACTTTTCCAGAAAGCCTTGCCTTTTTTGCATAATACTTTTCCATAATGCGTTTGTTTGTAGCAATTCTACAACACTGTTGAGAGCAATACTTTTGATTATGAGTCTTGAAGTCAAAATCATTTTTGCACTCTATGCAAGGTTTGATCATTGACTGCGTACCTTCAGAGAATCAATCTTAGTCCTGCCATCTGGTTTTGACCAGCAAGATTCTTTAATTGGGCAATATGTGCATGGAAAAGCGTTTTCCTTAAATGGTCTTTTAATGTTTTTACCATCTACCCACGCCTGATACACTTCTTTCATCCAGTCAAAGATGTAGTCTGCATAAACTTTATTTTCTTCTGACATAACAATAGGGACAACTGCAAGCTCGTGAGAGTTCTTGTTTTCATACAAGAAGAACCCTTCATCAAGTCCTAGCACCTTCATATAAATTAAAAGTTGTACAACGTGACTTTCTGCTCCAGTTGAAGTATCTTTACGAATATCAAAACCTTCTGCCTTAATAGTTTTTATTTCTCCAACAACTTCTTCTCCATCAATTTCCATAATGATATCTGCGAAGCCACGAATAGGTGGGCTAA